TCGTGCAACCAGTCGGTCGTATAGAAGCAGCTGAGCTCGACGATTCGGTTGCCACTTCCTGATCTTCGGGGAGCTATGCGTAACAGCAAAGCACCCTCAATATCCGGATGGAATGTGTAGCGACCCGGGATCCGATCATCAGCCAGGATCTGTATCAACGGCACTCGCCCATGTGCCAGATGAACCTTGAAAACCCGCGTCGCCTCGATCACTCCTTCTGGCGTGACTTCCATTTCATCGCGGGGAGCTTCCACAACTTTGAGGATTGTCACATTCACCTCACGAGAGCTTGTATTGCTTGGGACCTTTACCGGAGTTCTTTACTCCTTGCTGTTCCAGTCGCGCCAGCAGTTCCGTTGCTCGCCGCTGCAGGGCCTCAATGCGTTGCTGTGACTGCAGAGACTTTTGCTGAACAGAAACGGTTCCGGCTCCGATCATTTGCCGAGTGATCTGAGCAATGGCATCGGAACTGTTCGCGTCCAGGGCGGTGTTGCGGCCAGTCGGGGCATCGACTCCAGAATCCTGACTCTTGTCGAACTCTCCCTGGCGACGTGCGACCAGCTGGTCATACTCTTTTTGCTGCAGATTTCCGCTGCCGAGCAGGAACTGATATTCCTCCAGATCCCGTTTCAGCTTTTCGGAATCAGTCAGTAACGATTCGCGAAGTTCTTTGGCTCGCTCCGGAGCCTTTTCGAGAGCTTCAAAGAAGCCCCCTTTCTGATTCTGTTTGTCGGCCTGGGCCTGCTGCTGATTCTTCTTGGTTTCTTCAGCAGCTTCCCGGTCGGCTTTGAGTTGATCCCGCAGCCGGATCGATTCCTTCAGATCAGTAATGAGCTGCAGCGGAGCTCCCTGCTCGTACAACCTGGCCAGCTCAACTCCGGTCTGATCGGTTTCGCCGCGAAGGATGGCAATCTCATCTTTGATGCTGCGGATGCGATCGACAATCCCGGTGTTGCTGTTGATCGTCTGGCTTTCAAAGTCGGCTGCCTGATCGGGAGAGAGCAAGCCATCTTCGGACAGCTTGCGGATCTCGGCAATTTCCCGCTGCAGTTTCTGGGCTCCGGTTTCGAACTTGGCAAAGAACGCATCGACGTTGGTACCAGCACCAGCCAGTGCAGTGACTGAACCAGTGAGATTTTCAATCTCCGATTTCGTTGCCCGGATTGCCTGATTGTTTTCGCCGATACTTTGGACGGAAGTCGAAACCTCCTTTCCCCTTCTGGCTGCTGTCTCGAAATCATCCGAGAGTGCCAGTAATGTCGTACTGTAAGCGGCAGCACCTACGGCTAATATTGCCCAGCCTTTCGGTCCAGAGAAAGACTGAAACAGAATCATACTTTTGGTCGCGAGATCCTGAGCGATCCTGACCGCATTGAACACAACGACAATTGTTCCCAGGGCGACAGCAACTCCCACGATGTGTTTGCCGTACATCACAGCAAACTTGACTCCGCCAGCGATCCATTCCCCCATCTCTTTGAACAGACTGGAATTGGCGGCCAGCGGCCCGAGTCCGTCCTGTAGGCCTGCGTTCAATTCACGGATTGAAGGCAGCAGAATGAAGCCGATATTCTCTCCCAGGTCTCCCACCATGTTTGTCATCTGCGTGAGTGGATCCGCGGTTGCTTCCGCGGCTCCACCGAATTCGCTGGTCAGTTCCTGGAGGATGACTTTCTGAGCTCCGAGAATGTCTCCGGATTCCTGCAGTGTTTTGATCTGCTCTTTCTGCTGCTGCGTAAACGAGACGCCGACTTCGGCCAGTGCGGAGACACCGCGAATCGGATCGTTGAGAGCTTTTCCGAGCTGAATCACGCTTCCCTTCACATCCTGTTCCATGACAGCAGACATGTCCTGGGCGAGCGTGATCGCTTCCGTGAAGATCGGCCCCTTGATCTCTTTGAACGTTGCCAGGACGGCAGCCCCGGCGAGTGTGGTTTCGTCTCCGAAGTTTGTGATGGCTTGTCGCTGCGAGGCGAACTCGGCTATTTGCTGAGCGGAGAGCTGAGCAGCTCCGCCAGTGGCCTTCAGTACGGCAGCCAGTTTCATTTCAGATTTCGTCTGCACCAGAGCAGCTCGAACCGATTCGCGGGAGCCCAAAGCCCCGGCCAGCAATCCAGTCAATGGCAGGATCGCCCGCCTGGCCCCGGCGACGAAACTGCCGAGGTCCTTGCGCGAAGCACTCAGGCCAACACCGAACTGCTTCGAGTTCAGCAGCAGATTGGCAACTAAATCTCCACCAACAGCCATGGCTTATCCTTGCATGTGAGCGTAGCTGGACATGATGAGTTCCGTCTTGGCTTTCATCAGCTGCCAATCCTGGCCGTTATCGGCGACATATTCCCGGTCCGGATTCCAGCCCAGGTCGAACGCACCCGGCTGCAGCTGGGAATCATTCCCGCAGAGCAGAGCTTCAACGAAGCATGCCAGCATCCCAAAGCGACGATCCATTCGTTCCGGCTCAAACGGCTCGACGAATAAATGAAAAGCCCACCAGGTGCGGAATTGCTCCTCGGTGAGCTCGTTCATCATTTTGTCGTAATCGGCGTAGCCGAGCTCTCGAGCGAGCTTTAGACAGAAACGTTTGCGATCGTCGCCTCTGAGTTTTTTCCCAGAGTCTCCAGCGACTTGTCGGCACCAGCATTGACCCGCTTGGCAGCCAGGACCATCGGTTCGACAATGCTGTTACCCATGCCACCGACGAAGTCGATGTCGTCATAAGTGAACAGCCGATTGCCTTCGGCATCTCGAGCGCAGGCAATCACAGTGCGTTCACGAATTTCCTGTGAGCGGATTTCCAGGCGAGCGTCCTGCTCTTCTTTGTCGAGCGTGTCCCAGGGACGATGCGGATCGTCCATCATGGCCATTTCGTATTCGGTTTTATCACGTGCTGTCAATTCGCACATGAAGACTTCGTACTGCTGCTTGCTGCCGTCTGGCTGGGCGATGTTGATAACAACCCGCTCCTTTTGCAGAACGCCAACTGCGGCCACCAGTACGGCTCGTGAGAGTGCTAATGTGGACATCTAAAAAACGCCTCCTTGAATTAAGTGAGAGAATGCCATCCGGATCCATCCGGCTGGAGAATCAATTATTTTTTCAGGTCACCCAGAGACTGCGTGCCTGGTGTTGGTGTAGTGGAGCCGGCAGCCGGTTTAACAGCGATCGGCTTGCGTGTTTTGAGGCCGAGCTTCTGTTTGGCCTGCTCGGCTTTTTTCTTTTTGTCGAGATGTCGCTGCCAGGCCTGTTTGGCTTTGTCATCGACTGGCTCGGCCTGGCCGTTGATGATCAGGTAGAGCAGCTCATGATCCCCTTCGAGTTCGGTACCAGCCGGAACGATTCGATTGACGGGATTGGTTTCTTTGTCGACCAGATACTTCGGATCGAAGTCCGGATTCTTGCCGAGCTGGTCAGAGGTCAGTTTGACTTTCACGAGTGGTCTCCTGGTGAGTCCGATGGATTATTGATTGAAGCATTCCCAGACGCGGTCATTCAGCCGCCGGATACACGGGAACGCTGGAGAGCTTGATTTCAAAGGAAGCTTTCAGGCCATCGCCTTTGGCAGCTTTGGGGGTGAACTTCCGCGGAGTCCCTTCAAAGGCGATTTCGCTATCGTCTGGATATTTGATTTTCCAGTTCGATTTGGTCCCCGCCAGTTTGCGGGCAATGATCGCCTGATGTGTTGCGTCATTAGGATCATAGAACGCTTCACCGGAGACACTGCCAGGGGCACACTGGCCTGTTGGTTCGCCATCTTCGATATCATCGGAGTCAAGATCGGTTGCATCCCAGAACTGTCCTTCCGTATCCGGTCCGTCGATCGATTCGACGTAGGCTACTTTGGTGTAGACGCTGCTGATCTCCAGCTGCAGTTCAGTTTTATTACTCGTCTGCTTGGGCATGAATTATTCCTCAATCAGGTTCCGGATACTCGATCTCATAGAATGATGCGATGCCGTACCAGTCGACATCCTCATCAGACTCTCTCTCCAGAAAGAACGGTTTGCGTCGCGCCAGTGTGCAGCAGCGGATGTCAAACTCGCCGACCAGACCGGCGTAGCCCTGCAGTCCGGAACCCGGGTCAGTCCCATTGAGTCGTATGGCTCGCTCCAGGGCTCGGGATTCGATTCGCGTTGTGGCGATCGCCTCGATGACCACGACGGCTTTCACGAGTCCTCCCTGCCCGTCGAGATCTGTATGCAGCTGCTCATCCTCAACTTTCACCAGAATCGCTGGCGGATCGTCTGAGCGATCGAGAATATCCGGACGGATCCGGTCTCCGACCAGGTCCGTGACTGCGTCCAGGCTGAGCAGCATGGCTCGGACGGCTTCTTCGAGTGTGGCCATAATCAACGTCTCCTGCGATAAAGTTTGGCGGTTTCCAGTTCCAGCTGGCGTTCGAATTCCTGGGCGATTTTGGACAACACTTCTGAATTTGCAGACTCCAGACCGCGTTTGATGAAGTCGTTTGCTTCAATACGACCGCGGTAGGCAATCGCACTGCCCGTTCTGCGGGCCTCGCCTCGATATCCTTTTTGCCGGCTGGAAAAGCCGGCGTAACGATGATCGGTTCCCAGACCGATTAAGTGAGCGTGTGGAGCCCCACTTTTTTTGCCGACGTGAATCCCCGCTTTGGCTTCGTGAAACCCGTGCCTGCGGTTCTTCTTGTTGCGCCGACCGATCGCCTTTTTTATGGATCGGTTCGAATGTCCGGAAGTCGTGGCAGACGGAACGACTGCTCGAATCGATCGGGCCAGGACCGTCAGACCTTTTCCCAGGGAAACGCGAGCCATTTTGCGGATGGCCTTTTCCCCGAGCAATCGGAGGACTCGATCGAGTTCTTTATCACCGCTGATCGGTTCTTTGGACACACTACTTCCGTTCCAGAGCTGTGATCTCAATTTGTTCGTGCCGATCATCGACATCGATTGCCGATTGAATCGAGAGTGTGCGGCCTGCGTGCTGGATCCGCATGTCGGCTGCAACCTGGCTGTTGAGCGTGTTGTAACGCACAGTGATGATCCAGCGGACATCCTCGCTGACTTGCCGGTTATCCTTGAGCTGCTCGCTCCCAGTGAGCGGCATGATGGCAGCCCAGGTCCGGCAGTGCTGCTGCCAGCTGGTGATCTTCTGTCCGGAGGCATCGGCCTCTTTGATTGGTTTCTCGATCGTAATTCGTCGATCGAGTTTACCGGCGCGAACACGTGCCATCAGAATTGCCCCAGGATGCGATAGTCTCGAAAGCGATGCGGAGTCAATAACGCGTTGACCCCCATCGGCAACTCGGTTGCGATTGTTCCCAGGGCGACCGCTTCCCGGTTGGTATACTGATGGCCGACAATCAGCAGCATGGCCACGATCAGATCCTCGGGCACGTCTGCCGGATCTTCGAGACCGGCTTCATAAGTAATCTGCACGCTGCCTGGCTGCAGGTTTGTTTCCGGCCAGTCGTGAGCAGACTTCAGAGCAATCCGACCCGGTTCGCCCGTCGTATCAACGAAATAGTTCATCGGATCGAATGTCTGCAGCTGGCCATCCAGATCGTAGTACTTCACGGAAGTGACTTCGACCAGCGGAGGCCTCGGAAAGAACAACGTCCGGCATTCCGGGAATTCATCCATCGTCCAGAAGAGCGTGGCCCGCATCAGTTGTCGCCAGCATTGCTGTTCGACTTGATGGCGGGCCGATCGCATCAGCCGTTGTAAGTGGGCGTTTTCGTCGTCACCGTCGATGCGCAATTGTTCCTTGACCATGTCGAGGGACAGCGGTTCTTCTGCCGGTTGACTCATGACGGAAACGCCCATGGTTCAATTACTCCTGATCGCCAGCTTGCTTGTCAGCCTCTTGCTCATGAGCGACTTTAGCCAGCAAGGTCTCGCGAACTTTGGCGGCTGTGGCTTCGCCGATCCCCTGAATGGATGTCAGTTCCGGATGTGCGAGGATCGCTTCCGGAGTCGTGAGGCCGGCATTCACCAGGGCCTTGGCGACAACGGTTTGCAGCCCGAGCATCGCCAGAGACTCGATCGACTGCGAAGCCGGGACGGTTTTACTGGCTTCGGCCAGCTGCTGCAGTTGAACTGCGGGAAGCACAGTTTCAGAAACGGGATCGCCGGCTAATCTCACGACAGGCGGCTTGCTTGCCAGGAGTCGCTTGGCGGTTTCTTCAGGCAGATCGATGACGCTTTCATCGTCTGGCTGAAAGACCTGACTGCCCACCAGGGCCATTTGCAGAAAGATGACTTTCATTGTGTTGTCCAAGAAAAAGGCAGTGGGGGCCAGGAGACGATCGGCCCCCACTGCCGGTTAAGGATTCCGTGAGAGCCGGAACCCGAAATATCAACCGATCGCTTACGCAGCCGGATCAAAGTCAACGATGGCCGCAAACGATTCGACGTGGCGAATCTTTACATCCATATCGAGCAGTACGACGACGCGAACGCCGCCAGATTTCGATTTGGAATACGGATCGACCATCACATCGATTCCCGACCAGTAACCGATGACGATGGCAGACCAATCACCGAAGATCAGCGGATGCAGATTTTCGCCAGTCCCTTTGGTCAGATTGGTGGGCAGCTGGTTGGTGGCCAGGGCCTGATAACCGTTGATGGTATTGTCATCAGCCCAGATCGTTTTACCGCTGGTTCCTGTGAACCGTTCGGTCACTTTCATGGTGCCGCGTCCGCCAGCAGTCGCGACGTAGGCGAGGTTGCCCATATCGGCATTGGCTGCAGCGACCTTGGTTTCCATTTCAACGACATGCGGATAAGTCAGAGCTCCCCCGTTGGTGCCGATCGCGACCAATGGCAGGCTGCCGGTTTGCAGCAAGCCGGTTGGCTGGTTACTGGCTCCGGATCCGTTCAGTGCGGCTCGATCGCTTTCAATCGAGAGCGTCTGCACGAGATCATTACGAACAAAGTTCTCCGCCTGCAGGCTGGTCTGATTCATCAGCCGGCGAGTGATATCGGTGTAGGCACCGACGGTCTTAGCTCGCAGTTCCAATTGACCGATGGTCGGTTCCGATTCGGTCGGCTCTCCCGCTTCACCGAGCCAGTAGGCTGTGGTGTTACCGGTCTGCTTCGGAATATCCAACTCCCCAACGATGCCGTCGATGACGGTCACGCCGAGCTGAGTCAGCAACATGCGGTTTCGCAGAGATCCAATCAGAGTGCTGGAAAGATTCGTCGGAATCGCTCCAGCTCCCGTGGTCGCTGTGAAGCTGCGATGCTCTCTCGATCGATGATCGACGGGTAGATCCGAAGGAATGAAGAATCCCTGCGGATCGCGGCCTGTGCGAGTGGCAATTTCCTGAGAGACTTCCGCTTCGAAGCCATCGAGCGGCAAGCCCTGGGAGCGAAGCTGAATCGCTCGCAACAGCGAATACCGTTCAAAGTTATTGGTTTCGTCTCGCATATCCTGATTCTGAGGCTCGACGCCACGCACGATCGGAGCGGGTGCGTGAGTGCGAGCTTCGAGTTCAGTAAATGACTGATTGCGTTGCTCGCTGCGACCTTCACGTTCAGCTGATCGCTTTTCATCGATCAGCTGATCGATGGTCCGCACATCATTGAGTAGGCCATCGATCTCGGCAGACTCGACGTCTGTCAGTTCTCGCTTCTCTTTGGTGACGTCGTTACGCAGCTGCTTGGCTTTGCCAAACCGCTTTTCCCGTTCTTCGAGCAGTTCTCGAAGATTCATTTTTTTGAAGTCCACGGCGAAAATCCTTTTTCGTTTTTTGAACAGTGAAATGAGTCGACGATTCGCCGCGTATGAACGCTCGCCTCGCCCGATGACAATTCACGCGTGTGCGTTGTTTGAATTACTCGGAATCAGTCGCGCCCAGTTCCAGGAAGGCAATCTCCCGATCGAGTTTCGCGCGTCGCAATTCGGCCAGCTCAGATTTGCGAGCCGTCAGCGATCGCTGTGCAATATCGGTTGTCGTGCCGGTGTAGGCTGGGAAAGTAACGGGAGAAACATCGAACAGCCCAACCCGTATCAATTCCCGGTACCAGATGCCATCGATCTCCCGGTACTCAGCTTCGTGCACGATGAATCCGAATGAGCTGCCCGAGATATCCCCGCGGCTGATTGATGTGGCCACATCCTTGCCGATCGTCGTTTCCGGACAATCGCAGGAATAGAACAGGCCACGGCCATCGACTGAGAGTTTGAGCGTTTCAGATTTATTGCGACCCAAGACCTGGTTGGGATCATGATTGAACAGGCAGCGGACATCATCATTCCGGATCGCTTCATCGAAAGCCCCTGGCATGATCCGCTCGTAGTAATCATCCCAGAGCCGGTATTGCGTGTTCTCCGGATCCGCTTCATTGAAGTAAACCGCAGCATAGCCTTCGATGCGAGAGCCGTTCTCGCCACGCTTCTCCAGGCGAGTGTTGGCCATGCGTTGTTCAAGAACTCGATGTTCAAGTTTCATCATCATCCTCCTGATGGGATTCCGGTATTGATTCTGACTGGTAAGAATTCAGCAGCAGCTGATCGGCAACGCTACCGGCATTCGCCTGCCAGGCACTGACGCAGCGAGTGAGCGATTCGCTCAGATCCCCGCCGCGTTCGATTACCTCGAGGACTTCCCGGCGATGCCCTTCAGCGATCTGCATTAATGGTTCCTGAGTACGGCTGAGTGGTCCCAGCTTTTCAGCGACGATGCCGGCATGTTTATCGTAGAAGGAATCGATCGCACTGCGGAGTTCTTCAGGCTTATTGGCCAGTCGCTGGAGTGCAACCGCCTCCCGATGGAACAAGCCCCGCACCGCCTGTGTTGTGAGCGACTGCAATCGCGGATCGATACGCTGATCGTCTTGACCTTCTTTGGGCTGCGGATCCTCCTCGATGTGAGCCGGATCATCTTTCCCCCAGATGGCCGCTGGCCGTGGAAGTTCCTCGCCGCCTGCCAGCGGTTCCAGGTCTTCGAGTCCCCGCACTTCATTGATCGTTCGCCAGCCGGCCACCAGTGCGAGCCTGTAGGCCTCGTAACGCGTCTTGATGTCACCGCGGAGGATTCCATCGGAATTGTATTTGACGTAAAAGCGTCCGCGTTCCGAGGGCTTGAAGAGCGTCTTGTTCATGTGCTGCTCGTCACGAATCAGATGCGGACGCATCGTGTGCTTCTCGAAGTAGATGTCCTGGGCCCCGATGTTGTTGAACTTGGCATTATCGAGATAGCCGGCCACGTGAGGTGGCAGGCGGAAGCCGCGGGCCGCTACTTCCTCGCCCTGGAACTTGCGGGACTCCAGCAGCTGAGCATCACCCAGCGGCATCGTCCAATTCTTGGCAGCGGCTCCGTGCTCCAGGAGGAGCGGCTTATGCGGTCGCGACATCTGATCTTCGATGCCGTCACGCAATCGATTGTAACCCTGATCATCCAGCATCTGCGGCACTTCGATCACAATCGATGGCTTGCCACCACCATTAAAGAAACTCGCAACAAACTTATCAGCCGCCAATCCCAGGCCGACCGACTCGCCGATGAAGTGACGAATCACTGACATGCCTTCAATTCCATTCAAGCTGAATGCTGGCACGTGCAGCATCTGAGAACGGTCGAGTGTTCGCGTTCCATTCTCATCAGTGATGCGATAATAGATGCGACCATCGCGAGCCCGGAACGGTTGCACCTGCCAGGGCATCCGCGGGATCGCTCGGGCAATCTCTGCAGTGCGGCCTTCGAATTCGAGTTCCGTGTAGGAGTTTCCCCAGAGACACAGATGTGCCTGGCGAACTTCACCCCAGACCATCGGCGTATAATCTTCTCCCGGCTCGACCTGCAGGAGCCTGGCCACGGGGTGATCACGCACTTCCGGATCCTTGCCTGGTTGTCTTTCGTAGACATCGATCGGGAGTGAGGCTTTGGTCTCAGCGATGATCCGGACGCTGGCAAAGACTGCCGAATACTTCATGGCCGTCTGCTCGTTGACCTGGATGTTGACGGCTGTCGCTCCGTTCATCAGCGATCGCCGTGCGTCGATCAGCTGCTGCATGACAGAGCTGGACCGCATGATGTATTTATCCCAGAGTCGTTTGATCATAATCGCGAGTTCCTTACAACTGGCGGAAACTGTGCGTGTTGTATCCGCCGGCATCGGTGTCTAAGAACAGGCACTCTGATAGCGCCATAATTGCCGCAACCATCGGATCGATCTTGTCTGAGCTGCGGGTTTTGTCCGGCATCACAAGCCCAGCCGCATCGGTTTTGAGGACGAGATTGTCCGCCGTCCAGGCAAACAGCGGATCCCCATCGTGCTGCAAACCGCCATTCTGCAGCAGCGTTAGCATCAACTGCGTCGGCTCGTTGTACTTCCGACACGTCTGAAAGAACTCGAAGACATTGAGTCCCATTTCATTCACCAGGTGAATTCCCGGAGCCCTGGCATTATTGGGATCCAGAGCAATTGATTTCAGATCGTACAACTTGCGAACGATGTCGATCTGCTTGAAGATCGCAGCCGGATCGGTTGTATTGCCTGGCGTGACAATCAGCCGGCCTGAGCGGATCCAGCCGGCCCAGGGTTGTTGCGTGAGATCCCGCTTGTCCGTCTCGGCACAAATCCAGCTCCATTGCCGGAAGAAGTACTTCGGTTGTTCGTTCTCACCCAGAGGAAAGTCCTTTTTGGCTTTCATCGGAAAGCACAAAGCGAGCGAAGCCAGGTCGTCGCGCCACCCGAGGTCCAGTCCGGCCGCACACATCCGGTTGAGCAGCTCGGGCAACTCAATTGTTCCAGCTGCCCATAACTTCGGATCTATCGCTTTGACATCGGAGCGAACACGAACATTCATGTGATATCTCAGGAACTTGTTCAGGATCCCGGCATTGTGCTCGGCCTCCTGGGCCATGCCGCGGAGGTAATCCCGCTTCACCGAAATGTCGAGATTCGGATTCGCTTTCGACCAGACCGCTTCATCGAACGGATCGTCTCCCTCATCCATCTGGCAGATGAAGACAAACCAGCGATCGTTCTCGTATATGCCGCGGGCAACCTTGCAGGCATCTTCGTAGATGTCGATCCAGATTACCGACTGATCGCTGCCAGCGGTGGTAATGTAGATTTCCATCGGCTGCCGGCGTTTCCCCATGGCCGTCTGCAGCTTGTCCAGGACACCTCGATGTTCCTCCCGCCATTCGTGCAGTTCATCAGCGACGAACGCATGCAGGTTCATTCCGTCTTTCGATTTGGCTTCCTTGCCGAGCTGCTCAATGACCGTGTCATTCGGTTCGTAGACGATCCGCTGCTTGTAACTCGTGAACCGTTTACGGAGAGCTTTCTGCCTCTCGACCATGCGTCGGATTTCATCGGCCACGAATCGAGTCTGTCCACGCTCGGTTGCTGCAATCACGATCTCGGCCCGCGGCTCCGGAGGATCGTCATAGCAGGCCAGGACCAGAGTGAGTAAAGCGGCAAACGGCGACTTGCCATTGCCGCGTCCGATCGAATAGTAGGCTTTGCGGAATCGTCGCAGTCCATCAACTTTGCGTTTCCAGCCGAACAGACACCAGACAACAAACTTCTGATACGGCAGCAGGATGAACGGCTTGCCATCGAACTCACCCGTTGTGTGGACCTGCAGTTGCATGAAGGCGATCACGCGATTGGCGGCTGCCGGATCGAAGAAGTACTCGGAGCTGGCTTTGCCGGCCTGGCCGAGATCCTGCAGATGTCGCTCGACCGCACAGCGTTCCAGTTCGCCGACAATCTTGCGGCCCGACATCACATCATCAATGTACTGATCGACCTCGACTTGAAACGCCGATGGCTTGTCAGCCGAGTGCGTCTTCGAGCGGGTCGTGCTCTTCTTCGCTGGTTTGGATTTCGAGGCCATTGCGTGCCGATGGGGTCATGCCGAAGCGATCGCAGAATTTCAGGACACGTTCGTAGTGAGCTTTCTCAATCCAGACCAGAGGATGGGCATACGGATTACCATTCTCGGAAAACTGGATCTGATCGATGCTCTGTAGTTCGGCGTTTGCGTTGCGCCACATTTGATAGGCCCGCATCCCCATGTCGAACGCCAGCAGATCGGCATTGGTCAGCAATCCGAATTCCACCAGGACGGGAGCGAGCCGATTCCATTCCTGCTGAATGTCATCGTCGAGATCTTCCGGAGCCAGCGGCACACCGGGAGTTTTGGTCAGCGAAGTTTTGCGACGATCATTACGATTGGTGCCGCGCAACTCTTTTGTCTGAGTCGGCGTTTTTTTGCGGCCCGAGCGGCCTTTTCTGCCTGCCACCCCTCCCCCCTCTCATTTTCTGACAAAAAACACGCGTAATGGGGTGGGCGGTTTAGGGGGTCCGGTCCATCGTCTCGACCATCCCCCCTATCCTCGCCCAGGACGCCGCCTGGTGCCGCGTCAAGCTGCTTTGATCTCCCAGTCAAAACGTGAGAAACCAGCCGGTTTCCAGGCCTTCTTGGGCTTTCCAGCCTTATCAAGGAACGGGTCGATCACTCGGAAGACGCGACCATCGGGCAGCGCGACTTCATCGCCAGCCGTCAGATGTTCGCAGAGTTCATTGAAGATCACACCGGCATCGCCGTAGGCTTTCTTGCCCTGGTCGAGTGCCTTTTCCATTTCGAGAATCTTATCCGCCATCGCGGATTTACTTGGCTTCCGTGCCATATCAGTTGAGTCCTTTCGTTTGTTGCCAAAGCCACCATCTTCCGTGACGGTTTTCCGGCTGTGACAGGATGCACATAAGGGTTGGTGGTTCTTGGGATTCCAGAACAGCTTCCAGTCACCACGATGCGGGATGATGTGATCAACCACGCTGGCCGCGGTGACGATGTTCTTTCGCTGACAGATTCGGCACAGCGCATTCTCGGCCTTGCCCAGAAAGGCCAGCCGGTACTTCGACCATTTGGAGCCGTAGCCCCGCTTGGCGGCTGATGGCCGTCTGTCGGGAGCTCGTTGCGTTCGTCTGTTGAATCCGCGTCGCTTGGGTGCGTTCGGCATGGTTCATGGTTTCTGTAGCTCTTTCATCACATGATCGGCCTGCTTGTGCAGCTCTTCATGCTGGGTGGATTCCCGGACGGCTTTAGCCAGCTTGAAGATTGTCGGAGCCATACGCAGCAACCGCACAATCGTCATCGAACCTTTCGTGGCACCGAATGCCCCGACGGCTTCGATTCCCAGTCCGGCCACCAGTCCAGTCAGAATGGAAGTAATCATGTTCGTCTCCAGGATGAACAGGAATGGAAATAGGAAACGAACCTCACGCTTTGTGAGATTCGTACAGACTGATGATCTTCGCAAACAGCTTCGATCGTTCCGTCAGCCAGGCTGTCAGCATCGTGATGATCATGCTATGCTGATTTTCTGGCTGAGGATTCCGAATCGGATCCGGAGCATTCGGAATCGGAGCGGGTGGGACAGGCAGCGGCTCGGCTGGCGGCTCGACGCGACTGGCCGTATCGAGTGCGACCTGATACTTATCTGGATCCAACCGTTCAAACGTCACCATCAACCTTGCTTTGCGGAGCTCATCCAGATAGTGGCTGCGAATGATCTCGGCCAACTTGGCACGAATCGTTGATTGCACCAGGCCTGTGTTCGCCCTGGGCACCAGAACGTGAATCAACACCGGATCCGCAGACGCCATCGAGGCGACTTCGAAATTCCGGAAGACATTCACTTCAGCCACTTCGGCAATCAGCCTGGTCGTGACACGGCCATTCAATTTCTCGGCTGCCAGATTGCGTAAGACGCGATCGGCATCAACTGCGGCCTTGGCCCGCAGCTCTGGAGCGAACTCAGTTAACCGCTTCACGGCCACGACGATCGTCACACCATCGAATGATTCCGGCTGCTGGCTTTGCGGTGTGCTTTCTTCGGAATTCTCTCCCACGCTCGCAGGAGCTGTGGAGGGTGTGTTCCATATCAACTGCCTGGCACCCGATTCCGCATAACAGGTCCGGCAGCCGGATAAGCAGAACAGCAAAACCACGAGTAGAAATGCCACGAGAATAACTCGCGCTAAAAACGCGATTCGCATCTGCTGGCATTCATTTTCTGATAACGGTTCATTCTCACGCCAGCGTTGGACCACTTCATGCATTGGACTCATTGATCGAATCCTCCCAAACTAAAGTTCCTCGGATGTGCAGTGCCGTCTCATACGAGACATCACCCGGACTAGCCAGGGACGGCACTGCTGATGTATTCTTTGCCTCGCCATATCCATGGTTCAGGGCTTCGATCGCTGCGAATGAGCAAAACCAGCGATCGTTGTCCACTTTTGTAGACAGGCCGAAGAGCCGAGCGAGTGGTAATGTGAGGAACGATCGCAGCAGCTGACGTCTGGACGCGTACTGATAGCCAATGCGATCAATGAACCATTGAACAACCCGGTTGCGATCAACGTTTTCGTCGATCAAAGCAAACCAGTCGACCTGATAACCGGAGCGAACGTATTTTTCGAGTGGATAGAGTCGAACGCCAAAACCTTCCATGGCTTCAGCCACGAACAGCCGATCTTTGATCCGCACAGCAACGGCCACATGAGAATAACGAGAGCAGGTCCAGCGTCGGATCACGCGTGTGTAGAACGCCTTCCCACGAAAGAAAAGGAAATCACCGTCTTGAATTTCGTCGATCACATCCTGAAAACGGAACAGCATCTGCAAACACCTCAAAAGAACCCGATCACATCGTCCATGATGCGATCGGGCCGTTGAGGCGATCGACCGCTTTTAACGTAACGCGAAAGAGTCGCGCAGTCCATTATTATTGTTCAATCGAAGGGGGCACGATGTCCGCAACGAACATGGCAGGATCTAAAGTTCATTTGCATGTGGATCCGGAAGCATTCCGTCACGAGCTCGAAGAGAACTGGGCCGATAACGATGACTACCGCTGGAAGCAGCTCGCAATCCTGAACCTGGTGGGAGCCGGCTGGAAAGTCCAGAACATCGCCCGCGCTTTCAATCTCAACAAAAACCACGTGCATCGCGTGATCGCGAACGCCAGAACCCACATCGGCAAATTCGCCAACAACTCGCCGGCCAGAGCGGCCTGAACCCAATGCAGAAAAGCGGCGATCGTCATCATGCGATCGCCGCATTTTTCTTTGCATTATTGACAGGAATGAACTGATGAAATTAACAAAATTTCAAAAGCACGTACTGCAGGTCATGCATGCGATCGGCCCGACCAACTATCAATCCATCCAAGCCCATTGCCGACAACCGAGAAAGGCGATCAAGAAAGCCGTCTATCGTCTCCGCCTGGCAGGTCTTGCAAGCCGCGTCCAGGACGAAATCTTCGATGTCAGTGAGAACGGCAAGATAAAAACGATCGAGAACTCTTCAATAAACAATTAGTTAATATCGTCCAAGTCACTTGACAATGACACCTTTGATTTCGTGGAATAGGTGAAAATTAGCTCACCTCGTAACGGATCAAATTTGATGGCCGATATACTTACAGAAAAAGATCTCAAAATGCTGCCGCGCTGGGCTTGTGTCGCCTTCGCATCTCGCTGTGCAGCGAGAGTGCAACCAATTTATCGATTGCCTGATGATCTCGACTTGCTTGAACATCATGTCATGTCGGTTGACAATGCAATTAAGCTCAGTGGCGCTTACGTTAATCCCTACGTTACCAAAGACAAAACCGCCAAAGTCTACCTCCCCAAAGCCAAATTCGCCATCGCCAACACCAACACCGACGTCTACGATGCCGCCGCCGCCGCCAAAG